GCGTCCTTGGCATTACGCACCAGACCGGAGACATAAATCTGCCCGTCAACCTCAAACTCGTTGCCGACAACGCGCACGATGGGAATGTACTTACCAGCCCAATCGCGCTTCTCCAGCACCTCGTAACCGTTGGTTTTGACCCAGCAAACCTTCTGCCGCTGCACAACCCGGTTCTTTAACGGCTTGCCGTAGAGTGCCTTCAGTTGCTTGTCATCAGGCGTGTTGTTGAACGCCGTGATGTTGTTGGGGTACAGGTTCAGCGTCTCAGGCTTGTATTCAATGTAGAAATACTCAGCAATCCGCACCGTCTCATCCCGCAGCCATTGCGTCAGGTCTTGGTCGCCAATGCCAAGGGACTGCAAGCTGCTAATCGGCGCGGCATCCGGGTACAGGCGCTCGTACTCGTCCTTGGGTACGTCCTCCGTAACAAAGCACCACCGCGCATCCGCACCGCATGGGTCTTGGATAGCGGGATCCATGAACACCGAGAAAGAATTCCGAACCCGGCCAATCTTCAGGTCTTGGTCAAAGCTGTTCTCGTCGCAATACTCAGTCAAAACACGTATATAGCCTTCACCGTAGGTAACCTGGTTTTCGCAAGCCGTGTCGTAGGCCGTGTCAGCGTCACTGATGTATTCAATGTGCCGCACGATGCCGTTGAAGATTTCCGCCATCTCCGTATTGCCAATCTCGTCGGCAGGGATAACCTTACCGCTTGGACGGTTATGGCGCTGGTCGTTGGTGACTTGGCGAACGTGCTGCGGCAGCTTGTTAATGGTCAAGCAAGGACGGGCGTTGATCGTCTGCCCTTGGACAGCGCCGCGAGTCGCCAATACGTCAGCAGGCCACTGCCACTGATTGTCCGGGCTACCCGCCATGAACCGCAAGTCATCCAGTTCGTTGCTGCGCGAGTCGCTGTAGGCATCCACCGCCATAGTAAGGCGTGAGCGCATCGTCGCCAACATATCGCGCTGGTCGTCTTGCTCGCCCGGCCCCCCGCCAACATTGGCAACCTGACCGACCTTGTTGATGCCTGTGTAGTCAGCCATCATTTCTTGCCAGGTTTTGATGTTTTCATGATCCCATCCATCCAGTTGATACCGCCGAATAGTCAGAGTACCTGCGAGGGGTCGCCTCACGATACTCCCGATGCGCCACAGGGAAAGCAAACGTCACGCAGATAGCATCCGCAGCATCTGGACTGGCTAACCCCCGTGCTTTCATCTCTTTCTTGCTCTCCAAGAAGATCGTACCCCGTGAATCAGGCTTCATCAAGGGCGAAATCAGGTCTGTCTTCAAAAACCTATCGTGCGGAATACTAGCAGATTTCAACCACGCTTTCATATCCCCCCACATCTGCGCCCTCATATTTCCATACATTATCGGGTTTTTTGACTTGTTCCCAAAGTTCACACCCTTGATCTTGTACCGCTGCTCCTTAAGCCTATCCACAATCCCCGCACCCAGCCCACCCTCATCAATCACCACCAGCGCAGGTTTGTACTCCTCAATCGCCTCAATGATATGCCCCACCACCGTCATGGTGTCATCCCCCCGGTACTTCTTGATCGCAACAATATCCCGCCCTTGCCGTACCGCAATCACAGTCGCATCCGCCCCAAACCGCGCCGGGTCAACGCCAATAATGATCGGGGCCGTCCCATCCTTGTACTTAGGCCGCTTCATTGCCTCATCCACAATATCCGACGGTATAAACTGGTCATCCCCCGCCCGTGGGAACTCACCATACACCTCAACGTGCGCCTGGGCACTGTCCGGCCCGTACTCCGCAATGATCCGCTCATAAACCGCCTTGTCCGTCCCCTCCACCGTCCGCGCATCTACCACCTTAGTCGCCCAAAAGTCCCGCTTTGAGTGAAAAGTCTCGTAAAAGTACCCCGTGTTGCGCCGTGGGTTAGAAAACGCCAGCCAGAAACGATTCGGCGTGTTTTCCGTGAAGAATCCACCAGTGACCGACCAAATCGAGTCGTCAATACCACTCGCCTCGTCAAAAATCACCAGCACACCGTCAAAATTGTGCACACCAGCATAGGCGTCGGGGTTCTCAGCAGACCATAACCTGCCTTCTACGCCCCAATACCTAGTACCCTTCTTCAGATCGCGCTCAACTAACTCAGTTAACCACTTTGCGGGGGCTACTCGGGTGGCACTTACCTCAAACCAGTGGCTGTTTAGTCCCATAGCCAGCCATTTAGTTATCTCCGCCCAGGTAATTGAGCGTAACTGGTTTTCCGAGTTGGCCGAAATAATGGTTGTCGAGCCAATTCGCGTCGATATCATCCATATAGTTAGCCAACTGACCAACGCCGACTTGCCGATACCCCGTCCGCTAGATACTGCCTCTTGCAATACCGAGTAGTCGACGACGCCCTTGTTCTTCTTAATATGGTCGGCAATATCTTGCAGCACCTCGCGCTGCCATTTGCGCGGGCCAGTGAAGTGTTCCAGCGGCGTACCCTTGCGCCCCCAGGGGAACAGGTACAGCACAAACGCTAGTGGGTTGTCTTTGAGCGCCGGACTCCACAGCCGGGCCATGAGTTCTTGTTCGTCTTCAGGTTGGTAGATTGTGGTCTGCATCTATGATTTCTATGACGCGCCGTTCTGCCTCTGCCAGCGCCTGGGTTATGGATATGCGTTGGTCGATCTCTACTGAGATGGCCTGCTTGGCGACCCAGCCGTGTTGATGCTTCAGTATCTCTAGCGCCGCCTTGGCGTCGCCGCCTCGGGCGGCGGTGTGCAGTATCTCTGCCATCTCGCGTTCGCCGTCGGCTTTGCCTTTCATTGCGGCCATGTTCACGACCGGATCAAAGTTACTCAGCGTCATAAACTCTTGCGGCAGCATACCGGCTGCAAGCGCTAGTGTCTCGCCGCGCAGGCCCAGCTTTGCTGCGTCGTACACGGCCTGTAAGCGCGACTCTGTTGCTTTTAGCTCTCGAATTGATAGCGGGAATGAGACCATGTCGGGTTTATATCACAAAAAATAAAAATTTTACGCAAAAAATTGTCTGCAAAAAATTGTCTGCGGGCGCTCCGTAGCCGTGGCCTCAAGCCGTCGGCCCTCCCCCCCCCCCTCGGCACCGCCACCCGACCGCCGCCCGACCGCCGCCCGACCGCCGCCTCGACCGCCGCCCGACCGCCGCCTCGACCGCCGCCCGACCGCCGCCCGACCGCCGCCCGACCGCCAGCGTGTGGGCAGTGTGTGCCAACACACGGCACGCGCTACCAGGGCGCACGGCACGCGCTACCAGGGCGCAAAGTGTGTGTCATGTGGGTCATGTGACCGTGTGGCACACATGACACACATGTGGGCAGTCGTGTGGGCAGTCGTGTGGGCAGTCGTGTGGGCAGTCGTGTGGGCAGTGTGTGCCATTGTGTTGGACTGCCCACACTGCCCACAAATAGGTTTTTATGTCTTTTTTGGGATAGTTTGTGTCGTTTTTAGGCTGTTTTGGTCGCGGCTACGCTCTTTTTTTTGCCGCAAAAACTGGCGTGTGGGCAGTGTGTGTCATGTGTGTCATCTTTTTTTCAGCCGCAAAACTTTCTGCGCGATTGCGTCGCAGTCCTAGTTCCTGTACTACAAACTACTGTATATATATACAGTATATAAACTTTCATAAGTCTAATCAAATACATGACACACATGACACACAAACGGGCATTTTCATTGGGCAGGACTAGGCTCACGTCGTCACCCACACGTCACCCACAGTCCGACACACATGACCCACACACGTATTAGGGAAAGTACCTAGCAAAAAGATGTCGTGCTGTAACTTTATCGGTTACACTATCAACCATGGCAACATCGCCATGCAACAAATAGGACTACACCATGCGCCACACTTTAGAGTTCAGCGAAGGTCGCGAAGCATATGCAGACGGTATCGACGGATATGCAGCTACACCATATCCAGAGATGACGCAAGAACTTGTCGATTGGTTTGCCGGCTGGCTGGCTGCAAGAGATCAAGACCGCGCCGAAGCCTGATTCCAGCGTATAGCGGCCACACTGGCCGCTATGCGATGCAATCCGGCATCAAACAATAAAGTACAGTATGAAAATCTTAGGTTACATCGCATACGAGGGCCCATCACTTATTGATGGCAAACCGATCGTAGTCATCGTCAACAAAATCGACGGTAGCAAAAATGCGAAGACCGGCGCGATAGTTCAGTCATTTATCATCCGCTCGGATATCAATCCAGTTAAAGCGCTTCAAACTGGCGATGACGCGAGCGTATGCGGCCAGTGTGAACACCGCCCAATCAAAGCAAAGAAAAACGGTAAGGCGCCATGCTATGTACAGGTCGCAAAATCTGTGCTGGCAGTGTATGGCGCATACCTGCGCGGGCGGTACGTTAAAGCCGATCCGGCCACCATTGCGGCCGCATTAGCGGGCAAAATTGTACGTATCGGTACTTACGGCGACGGCGCGGCCGCTCCCGTTCAAATGTGGAATCAAATAACCCGCTATGCCGCCGGACGTAGGGGTTATACCCATCAATGGGATAGCGTAGGGTTTGACGTTGACGCATGGGCGCCGCTCGTCATGGCTAGTGCCGATACCATCGATCAGGCCGCCAAAGCCAATCTACTTGGCATGAGGGTTTTTCGCGTGAGTCAAGGCGTCGACGTCCAACCCGGCGAAGCTATTTGCCCTGCCAGCGCCGAAGCCGGTCGCAAGTCAACTTGCGCCAAATGTACTCTTTGCGCCGGTACGTCAATCAAGGCGCGCGATATCGTCATCGCCGACCATGCTGCGGGCCATGCGCGCCGCACCATCGCGATAGCTGCAGCGTGACGGACTGTCAGGCGCCCGGGCGGCGCCTGACGGGCAATCATGCCACCTATTGGAGACAATATGACCACCTTATCCGATATGCTGCGCCATTACAGCATCCCCCAGCTACTTGATTTCGCCGACTCACTAGACCCGAACAACGGCTGGCGTGAGGCGGTCGCGGAAGACCCATCGGTAACCCGCGACCAATTGACCGACGCCATGCTGGGCGCATACGACGATATCGACACACACAACTGGATTAACAAATGATTAAATTTTCTGTCGGCGATAAAGTTACTTTTCATCGCGACGTTATCCGCCGACTCGGATGCGATAAGCGCGTGGCGGATGCGCGTGGGCGCGTGGTTGACGTCAACGGGCCGGTGGTTTCTGTCGACTTTATGGGCACTTGGAATCGTCACATTGACGGCTCTAATGTGCGCCACGTACCGGCAGCTAACCTAACCAAAATTTTAGCCAATGGGGTGATTTATGATTAAGACTATGAATGCCCGATATCCCGGGCGCGACGCTATCACGGGCGCCCGCATCAACCCGGGTGATGAAATACAGTTTGACACTGTGACCCGTAAAGCGTGGATTGCAGAGCCGGGCGATTTTGCAGTCACGTTCTACGGTGAGAGCGGCGCCAGCACGTTCTTCCGTAATCCCCGGGGACGTTGCGAGGACGCCCCATGCTGCGGGTGCTGCACGATATGAAACGCATTTTGTGGACTATCACGCAAGCCGTCATCGGCGCTGCCATATGGGGCGGGCCGTTCATTTACTATTTTTGGAGTATGAAACCATGAAAACCATTACACTAGGCCGCGCCCGCTATACCGTGCGAGATGACCGGCATACATTCATGTCCGACATTCTCAAACTCACCGGTAAGCATAAGCCGGTCAAGAGCAAAGGCCCGGAGCGGCGTATGTACCCGACCGAAGGCGCCACACTCAGCACGGCAGCTTATGTCGCGCAGTACTATGGCCTCAACTCGGAGGGGCGCCTGTTTAAGAACCATGCGGCGCCCTACGGTGACGCTAACCTAGTGGGCTTCTACGAGGGCCTGAGCGACCGCGTGAGCGTGCCGCAGGGCGAAGACAGCATGGAGGTGGAACTATGCTCATAGCGGCCCTAGTAGCCGCCTTGATGGCCCTGCTGCTGAACCTATAAAAAAAGGCCCCTAGGGGCCTTTTCTCATGCGACCGTCCGGCGCATCTCCGACCGACTCATGTTGACCAGTTCAGGCGCCACGAAAATATGCTTCTTAGAGTTGAAGTCTCGGGAATGAATCAGGCCCATATCGACCCAACCGGCCTCGCGG